AACAGCCAGTTAGAGTAGATAGTGGAGAGCTAATTGATATTCTTCCTCAAACGGGTGGTTCAAAGGATGTTGTTCAGTTTCTTCCTATTTTTGCTATGTTAGAGGCTCTTTCGACACAGATTGAGCCAGGTATGGAACATCATCCAGATTTACCATTGTACAATCACCTATTTTTGTTCTTAAAGATGGCGATTCCAGAAGTCGAGAAGAATCCAGAAATTGGATATGCGCTTCGCGAAGTCTTGTTTACTATGGTTCAAACGGCTACTGGGCGTCCAATTGTCGAATCAACACTTGGATCTACAACTGCCTTTTCATTAACATGTTCATCAATGTCGGAGTATATCTGTGGAGAGTTTGTAGATCTAGATGAAGCACCGGGTATAGCATTGCTTCAAAGAGCTGACATTGCAGCTGTCTTGAAAACACTCTACACAAACAGTGCAGTTGGAGCACCGATTGATTTGGCATCTGTTCTTGCTGAAAAACAGGCAGTATCGTTAAAAATAATTGGAGAGAGTGATTCAGACAAACAGCCTCCCGGAGCTCCTATGAAACCTGCTAGGGTTCGTTCGGAAAGTATTGGCGATCCTATGCCATTTAGCTTGGCCGGACGTCGTCGAACTCATCGTCTTACAAAGGATTTCCTTCAAACAACTCGTCACCAGTCCATCAAGATGTCTTCAAGACGACATTCACTCTCAGGTAAACTTGCTAAGCGTTGATTGACTTCTTCAAGTGTCTTATCTTCTGGCTCTTCATCCAATCCATCCGGTAATCGTGATTCATCTACAAGGATGTCTACAAATCTTGTACCACAAGGTGGCTTCTGACCAAACATGATATTCGCAGACACACCTCTCATCGTATCAAATTCAGCACCCATTGCAGCATTGAACATATTCTTGCTAGTCTCTTCAAAGGAAGATCTAGCTAGAACTCCAGTCTCATTCTTGTTCATTCCAAATCGGTTCACAGCTACAATGCGTCCTGAGAACGTCATGCTGTCTACCAATACACTTAGATGATGGTAGTTGACCTTCTCCTGAACGAAGACCTCTGAACATTCCTCAAAGATCGCCAATCGTGCGGCTTCAATACCAAAGACATCATTGATTTCGTGAATGTCGTTTGAGAATGTGCGTGTTCCATCAACACCTGGAAACACCATGAGCTGATACAAGTTAGTTCCATCCACGTCTAGAACATACTGCTCCTTCTGTGCATATCCAGCTACTTTCTCATCGTAGACCAACTCATTCTTCACCTTTCGCAAGTGAACTCCACCAACTCCATGAACACCTGTTAAGACTGTATCCAATACCTTATCTTCCAAGAATCGCAACATAGTTGGATTTTTGACTACATTCGCATCAAAGGATAGACGTAGAATGAGCTTCTTTGCAGAATTGTCTGAATGAATACAGTTGACAATTTTTAGTGACTTTTCATTCTTCAACTTAGTCACTACTTCTGTGAGATCTAGAATATTACGAGCTGCCTGTTCTGCATCATTGAGTTCAATACGCATAATCCAAGGCGATTCGCATGTCTCTCCTTCTGAAACTGTGAATTCTTGGTAGAGTGCCAAGATATCCATATCTTCTTCTACAACGGTTCCATTCGTAGGTGGATCGTAATAAATTCGAATAGACTTGGTGATATCTCTCAGAGTTGTGCGCTGAATCTCCTTCATCTTGGAAATGGTTGCATCTTGATCGCTGGAAATATCTGGACGAAGATAGACTGTATTGCCAGGTCGTTTAGGATTAGCGGATGCTGATAACAATTCCTCAATACGTGGAACACCTGAAGTAGCATTGGCCTTGGCAGTTCCTGCAGAGTGGAACGTGTTCAAAGTCAACTGTGTAGTAGGTTCACCAATGGATTGTGCTGCAAGAGCTCCTACCATTTCGCCTGCATGAGTCTGACTCTTAATGTATCGGTATCGGATATCGCGCATCAGTTCATCAAACAACTTTTGACTGAGACGATGAGTTACAATTGCCTTCTTGGGTGCCAAATAGTATCTCAACAATGTGTGGAAGACCTTGTTATACGGAAACTCCTTCATGAAACCGTTGAGTGCAGAAACAACATAGGCAGGTATCAAATCCGTCTTAGTTGAGTATGGATTCTCGTATTTTGTAATGAGACGCTTCAAATGAACAGGTGCCAACACTGTATCATTCTTTCTGAATCGGAATACGGATCGTACAAACATTTCACGATCTGCAATCAACTCTTCAACCATATCTGGAGCTTCTGTGACACTTGCAGTCAAGAATGGATTCACGTCTTCTGGAGTCAGAGCATAGTCTCGATAGATATTCTCCAACGTCATCAGTGGAAGTTCACATGTCTGTGACTCAACAGCCACTGTATCTACACCATCTTCACCATATGCAAACTGAATGATAGAACCAGTTACGTTACGGACAGTTCCATCATGTTCTACGTGTTGATCTTCCATGGATTTCATCAGACGACGCTGAATGTATCCTGTATCTGAAGTTTTAACAGCTGTATCAATCAATCCCTCACGACCTGCCTGTGCGTGGTAGAAGAACTCGGCTGGCATCAAACCATCTACGAAGGAATGTTGAACAAATCCACGAGATTCAACACCATCATCATATCGTGCAAAGTGAGGTAGTGTTCTGTCTTGAAGTGTGTACTGAACTCTCTTACCTTCAATGAGCTGCTGTCCTAGCAAAGCTACCATCTGTGTGATGTTCTGCTCACCTCCTTTGGATCCTGAATCAACCATCTGAACAATACGATTCGCTTTATCCAGTGATCCAATCACCTTCGTATTGATACTCGCAGCAACCTCTTTCAAAGCCGATGAGATGTCATCTTCAAGCTGCTCTCCATCTGAAAGACCTTGTAAGTTCACAAATTGTCCTGAATGAACTGCGGACAGAATTTCAGCCACACGATCTCGTCCCTTTTTGAGCTGTTCAGCTACGAAGTCTCGTGTAGGTTGATTGGCTATCAAGTCTGATGTGCCTACTGAGAATCCAGTATACAAGTTGTATTGTGTGACAATGGATTGAATATCATTGATGAGCTGACCACATCGTTCGGGTCCAAAGTCAGTGTAGACAACATGAAGAAGACCACTGACACCCCCCTTTTGTAGAATATTTCCATCTGCTAACTGACCATTCTTCAAGTTGATACGACCTTTATAGTTCATCATTGGAAACGCTGCTGAGATAAGTTCAGAACCAGTCCATGGAACACCTTTTCTAACAAAGGGAAGCTTAAGTCTTGCAAGAATGTTCATTGCGATGGGTTCAGGAACCTTGACTCCAGGTTGTGTAATACGATAGGCTCCTGTCATCGTATCTTGAAACAGCTGAATGATTGGACTGTTGGTTCTTGGACTCACGATATTACGAAGCACACTTGCAATGTATCGTAGTTCAGTCGCAGACGCAATGCTTTGAGGAACGTGCATGTTCATCTCATCACCATCAAAATCAGCATTGTAAGGACGGGTCGCTGAAACGTTTAGACGGAAGGTTGAATAGGGTAGAACCACTACACGATGCGCCATCATCGATGCCTTGTGAAGAGAAGGTTGACGATTGAATAACACAATATCTCCATGAATCAGATGACGATGGACTACATCACCTTCACGAATATCGATAGTATCTGGATTCACGTATCGCAGACTGACTGTTCGGTCATCGGATTTTAAGTAGACGGATTTTGCTCCTGGGTGCTTATCAGGTCCATTCTTGACGTATCCAAGTAGACGATCACGATTGTAAGGACTGACAATTTCAGGAAAGGTCAAGTTAATCGCAATCTCTTCAGGAACACCTAGTTCATCTAGTTCGATATTTGCATCAGGAGTAATAACCGAACGGGCTGAGAAATCAACACGCTTACCCATCAAGTTTCCACGAACACGTCCAGTCTTAGCTCCAAAACGGGATTTCAGAGTTCGCAGAGGACGTCCAGAGCGTTGAGCGGATGGTTCAAGACCCTTGATATCGTTATCCACATATGTCGCAACATCGTATTGGAGTTTTGCAGTGTATTTGTCCAACACTTCTGCAGATTCTTCTTTATCAATTTTTTCACGAACTTTGTCATTCGCTCGCAGAATGTCAATCAATTTATGTGTCAAGTCATCTTCCATTCGCTGGTTATCATCCATCACGACCGATGGACGAACCGTCAATGGAGGAACCGCTAGAACAGTACAAATCATCCACTCAGGACGAGCGAACTCAGGATTTAAACCAATTAATCGACAATCTTCATCTGTGATACGCTGGAATGCACGAAGAATCATTTCAGGTTGAATGACGACTGGATCTGTGCCTTCAACATTCGATTGACCTTCAAGTGTAGCTGCTTTTCCAATGACCTTGGCGATCTTCTTGAAAATTGCAGTTTCACAATGAGGACATTGAAGCACTTCATCCTTTCGAGGAGTGGGTCGAAGATCACGAACTTCTTTAAAACGAGAGAGTCCAGTCGACTTCAAGGATGTCACAACTTGTTCGAGAGCAAGAATCTTGGAACAGTTCAGACAGATGACGTTCGCTAACTTTTCAACCATATCAAAGAACTGATAGAGGTAGACGGGGCGAGCTAGACGAATATGTCCAAAGTGTCCAGGACAGAACTGATTTGTTTGCTTACAGGTGGGGCAGACTTTACCATTTTCAATCACGCCGAAACGGGCATCAAATACACCATTCGCAATGGGCTGATTGTTTTGGTAAGTCTTATCAGTGGTAACTTCTACCACAGAGCGCTTGAGGAGATTTTCAGGATTTGCAATGCCGAACTGAACGCCTACTATTGTATCGCCCATGTTTAATACCTCTTATTCTTACGTGAAGACTATTCCGTTTTGTTTGATACGAGACAGTCCATAAGTAAATAGTGGAAGTAATTTATGATGAACTCTTGCAAACCATTCAAGACTTAGGAAAAAGACTGAAACACTACTTCCTAAGATGACCAATGCTGATGTTAACTCTTTAGTGGGTTCAATATGATAGACTTCTAAAATAGGAGTCGCAAAGCTTCGTGTATCTCCAATTAACTTTTGTTCAACTTTGGAGACAATACAACCATTACAAGCAAGATGTTGTAACCATACGAGAATACAAAAACATAAAATGACTGTTTGTAGCCAGAAAGCAGGATATAATGTATGTGAAATCACAATCAGAATAATCAAGGCATTACTCAAGAAATCATGAATGTATCTAACAATCTTACCTTTTCTCACTGGATCTTCTTCCCAGAACAGAACTTTATTAATAGTCCATTCCATCCATTCGGTCGCAACAGTTTCCATTAAGAGGATCGAAGAGAAAAACAGGCTTCCCAGAACTCATCGTTGTCCAGAATGCGTTTCACTGCTTCAGGATCATAGATCAAATTCAGTTTCTCTACAAATCGCTCATATTCTTCACCACGTTTTTCACGAAACAGAAGTGCTTGACGAAATCGTGAACTTCGGATGAAAGACAGTATTTCCTTTGCAAGTTGCCCCGTTTTGTAAGCGGATACGTCATACTCCAACTCTTCATCTTTGATTTTTCTAACAATGGAAGTCCAATGTTCAAGTGTTAGAAAGTAGTCCATCTTATTCAATTAGATTGATAAATACTTTAAAGATTTAGCTTTCTCATGGACCTGGACCTGGTGGACCTGGTGGACCTCCCCCACCTCCTCCTGGACCTGGTGGACCTGTTGGAGCTGGTGGACCTGGTGGACCTGTTGGACCTGTTGGAGGAGCAGGGGCAACTGCTATATATTGATAATAAATAGTACAACTTAAGTTTGTATACGCAATACCTATTGGGTTAAATCTTAAAACAACTGCATAACTATTTGTGGTAATTTCAACTGCTGCAAAACCATCTACAGGAGGTATGTCTCCACTCTCTACACTTACTTGATATCCATTTGTCCATATGTGTGATGCACTTACAAAAATAGGGGTAGTTATATATTGTCCAACACTTTCATTAGCAAGAGTACCTGTATAATTATCTGAAACTAGAGAGCTGAAAATATATCCTTGATTTCCTTGAAATCCTGTGGGTCCAGTAGATCCTGTTTCTCCAGTAGGTCCTATCAAATCTGGACCTGTAGGTCCTAAAGGCCCAAGAGGACCAATAACAAAATCAACAGCGCCAGGTCCTGTAACTCCGGTTCCTCCTTGAGGTCCTATACCTGTTGGTCCTACGTATCCTGGACTAGGATCACCTGTATAAGGGGGTCCAGCAGGTCCTTCTAATCCTTGATTTCCTTTGGGTCCTTGATTTCCTGGAAATCCTTGAAATCCTTCTGAACCTAAAGGACCAACAACACCTTGAATTCCTTGGAAACCGCCTTGCCACCCTTGAGACCCTTGAAATCCATTCCAACTTTGAAATCCATAAGAACCCTGCCATCCTTGATTTCCTTGATTTCCTTGAAATTCGCCTTGAACTCCTATATTTCCTTGTGGTCCTTGAACTCCTTGAACTCCTTGATTTCCTTGATTTCCTTGAAATTCACCTTGAACTCCTATGTTGCCTTGCCAACCTTGATTTCCTTGATTTCCTTGATTTCCTTGAAGATCGCCTTGAAGTGTTTGAGATCCTTGAACTCCTTGGAATCCCTGATTTCCTTGTGAACCCTGATTTCCTTGCCATCCTTGTCTATCTAAAACTCCTTGTATTCCTGTTAAACCATCCCATGATCTAACCCCTCGAACTCCTTGCCATCCTTGATTTGCTTGAAGCCCTTGATTGCCTTGAACCCCTCGAAAACCATCAAATCCTCTGGTACTCTGATTTCCTCGATTACCTTGATTTCCTTCAATAGATTGAAACCCTTGCCAACCTTGAGGTCCTTGAAATCCTTGAACTCCTTGAACTCCTTGAGGACCTTGAACCGATTCAAACCCCTGCCAACTTTTAAAACCTTGAAACCCTCTAAAACCTTGAAACCCTTGATTTCCTTGGTTATCTTGAAATCCTTGCCATCCAATTATTCCTTGAAATCCTCTAAAACCTTGAAATCCTCTAAAGCCTTGATTTCCTTGGTTTTCTTGAAATCCTTGAAATCCTTGGTTGGCTTGCCATCCAATTATTCCTTGAAATCCTCTAAAGCCTTGATTTCCTTGATTTCCTTGATTTCCTTGGTTTCCTTGCCAACCTTGAAATCCTTGGTTGGCTTGCCATCCAACTATTCCTTGAAATCCTCTAAAGCCTTGATTTCCTTGTGGACCCTGAACTCCTTGAACTCCTTGAGGACCTTGAACCGATTCAAACCCCTGCCAGCCTAGTAATCCTTGACTTCCAATGGCTCCAACTACTTGAAAACCTCGATATCCTGTGATTCCTGTGATTCCTGTACCACCTACTGTTGTACCTGCAATACCTTGAGGTCCTCTACTACCTGTAGAACCAATTACAGAAGAACCTTGATATCCAGCGGATCCTTGAACTCCTTGAGGGCCTTGGAAACCTATGCGTCCTTGACGACCTATTCTTCCATTAAAGCCTGTATTTCCTGACAATCCCCTTGAACCTGTAGCTCCAGTAAATCCAGAAGGACCTGTAGGACCAACCATTCCAATAGGTCCTCTAGAACCAGTTCTTCCAGTTGATCCGTATTCTGTAGTAGGACCTTGAACTCCTCTAAGGCCTGTAGGTCCTTTTCTACCTGTTTGACCTTGATTACCAGTTATTCCTGTTACTCCAATATTTCCAACTGGACCTTGTGTTCCAACTCCTTGAGGTCCAATAGGTCCACGAGCTCCAATACTAGCTGAACTACCTATAGTTCCAGTTAGACCTTGAAATCCTTGAAGTCCTTGATTTTGAGAAGTTCCATCAGGTCCTTGAGGTCCAATAGATCCTTGTTGTGCACCTGGAATGTATCGAACTTGTGGATCGCATACATTTGTGGATCGTGGAGAGTACGAAACGTACATTATTACTTATGAAACACCGTAATAATAAATTATATACGTTGCACTTGATGAATTACCCAATCTCACTTTCATTGAATATGTCCAATAGCTAGCACCTGCGTATGCATAGATATATGAAACTGATAATACATTCGTATCTTCCGTAACATACCCCCCTAAAATAACTTTATCAGAAATGGGAATTGATGTTTCTCCTACATTTGAATAATATGAACCGGTAGCTCCACCTGTAAATGTAAGAGTAAGTGAATTTTGACCCGTTAATATATTATTAATACCTTGAGGTCCTTGAGGTCCTTGAACTTGACTACCTGTAGGGCCTGTAGAACCTTGAAATCCGGAGGGGTCTCCTTGAAATCCTGTAGCTCCAGTTGGACCTGTTAAAGCTTCTCCTGGTGGACCTGCTGGACCCTCTGGACCAGCTGGACCTAAAGGACCAGTAGGACCAGTATTTCCAGTAGGACTAAACCCAGTGGGTCCTGTGGGTCCGTCATCCCCTATTACATTTAAAACACCTTGAGGTCCTTGGAGTCCTGTAGATCCTGTAAATCCAGTATTTCCACGATCTCCTTGAACTCCTTGAGTCCCTTGAAATCCTCTAAGTCCTTGAAATCCTTGAGATCCCTGAAACCCTTCATTACCTTGAAACCCTTGAAATCCTTGGAATCCCTGAACTCCTTGAGGACCTTGAAAACCTTGAAATCCTTGCCATCCCTGAACACCTTGAAATCCTTGGAACCCTTGAACTCCTTGAGGACCTTGCCGTCCTTGAACTCCTTGAACTCCTTGAACTCCTTGAACTCCTTGGGGACCTTGATTTCCAATGCCCTGAACACCTTGAAATCCAATGAATCCCTGAAAACCTTGGAATCCCTGATTTCCTTGGTTGCCTTGAAATCCTTGGGGTCCTTGAAATCCCTGATTTCCTTGGAATCCTTGATTTCCTTGAGGTCCTTGAACACCTTGAAATCCCTGATTTCCTTGAACTCCTTGGAATCCCTGATTTCCTTGAGGACCTTGAACTCCTTGGAATCCCTGAACACCTTGAAATCCAGTGAATCCCTGAACACCTTGAGCTCCCTGAATTCCTTGCCGTCCTTGAAGTCCTTCAATACCCTGATTTCCCTGGTTTCCTTGATTTCCCTGGTTTCCTTGAAATCCAGTGAATCCCTGAACACCTTGAAATCCTTGCCAACCTTGGAATCCCTGAAAACCTTGAGGACCTTGATTTCCTTGAAACCCTTGAAAACCTTGCCATCCTTGAAATCCCTGAAAACCCTGCCAACCCTGATTTCCTTGGTTGCCCTGAAATCCTTGAAACCCTTGAAACCCTTGAAATCCTTGCCAACCCTGATTTCCTTGCCAACCCTGATTTCCTTGGTTGCCTTGAAATCCCTGATTTCCCTGATTTCCTTGAAACCCTTGAAATCCTTGGTTACCTTGCCAACCCTGATTTCCTTGAAATCCTTGCAAACCCTGATTTCCCTGAAATCCTCTAACCCCTTGATTACCTTGAGATCCCTGAGCACCTTGAATTCCAATTCCAGTTAAACCAGTTGGACCCATAGGACCAATTGCACCTACTGGTCCTTGAGGACCAACAAATCCTTGAGGACCTGTACGACCTGTTACGCCGGTAGGACCTGGTAAACCGGTAGCTCCTGTAATTCCAGTGACTCCTTGAAATCCTTGAGGTCCCTGAACACCTTGAACACCTTGAGTGCCTTGAAACCCTCTAAGACCTGTAGGTCCTGTTGATCCTGTTAATGTTGAACTACCAGGTAATCCAGTAGGTCCTGTAGATCCAGTCATCGTTCCTGTAGGACCAGTAGGACCTGTATTTGTCGCTGAACCTCCTACGCCTTGATTACCTTGAAATCCAGTAGGACCCGTTGGTCCAGCTGTAGTGCTAGCCGGTCCAGCTGGTCCTGTAGGTCCTTGAAATCCTGCTACACCTGCGGGACCAACAAGTCCTTGAGGTCCTGCTAATCCTGTATTTGAGGCAGAACCAGGAACTCCAGCGGGTCCTTGATTTCCTTGAGGACCTTGAACGCCATTAGCACCAGGATTTCCCATAGGGCCTGGTGGACCTGGAGGACCAGCACAAAAATTTGGAGCACAGGTTGTAACTCCTACACCTGGAGTGTAGCGTGAAAGAAAGCTACTCATATTGTTCTTTTCCACTGTTTAAAATTAGGGTGTTGAAACAAATGGAAGGATCTGAACAAACAGGACCCACCGGAGAAACCGGACCCACAGGAACCTTTGAACAAACAGGATCTACTGGACCTACCGGAGAAACTGGATCTACAGGAACGATTGAATACACTGGACCTATTGTATACACAGGACCCACAGGAGACAATCCACCACCTCGTCCGGATCCATCCATACTGTTGTTATTTCCATCCGCTCAAACAGGACCGATCGAACCTCCTATCATTGCCTCCATGGAGGAACTTGTTAAAAGTTATGAAGCGACTATAGCTCAAGAGACACAAGACCGCCAAATGCTTCAGGCACTCTTGACTCCTTCACGTGAAGTCTTTCGAACACAACTGTTTCAATGGGCTGGAAGGGGTTTCACTGATCGATACTGCATTCATTCGTTCACATTGACACCTCCGTCAGTTTGTTCAGATGGCGTAGTTCGAACGTTTCCAGGATATATTGATTACTGCTTGAATGGAAAGACCATGGGACATATCACTGAAACCATGGCATCACTCATGCCAGGCATTGAAGTGTCGTATTCGATTATAGGCAACACTGCATTCATTTACGTGTCGCGAGTGTAGTTGTTCAGGTTTAATACCAAAGAATGACTAATCCTGATCCACCTGCAAATCCAGCAGACCCTCCTCCTGATTCAGATCGCGATCCACCTCCTCCACCTCCTGTATTTGGAGTTCCTGCTGAAATAACTCCATTGTCCCAATCACCTCGTCCTCCACCACCTAGTCCTCCATATGAATATGGACCGGAAGATGATTGAGCAGCTCCACCACCACCTCCTGCGATATATGCAACTCCATCGGATATAACCCTATTCGGTCCTGTAGGTATAGCAAACAAAGTTCCATATCCAACTGTTAGTAAAAGATTACTATAGATAGGAGTTCCAATACCTCCTGAACTTCCAATTGCATCCCCTCCAGCTCCACCTGCACCACCTCCTCCACCTCCACCAGGGCTATTTGTAGATCCAGCTCCCCCTGCGTTTCCTTGACCTGCTGTTCCTGCTACTCCTGGAAGACTATTACCTCCACCTCCACCACCCGAACCCACTGATCCAGTTGGATTTCCATCATAAGTTCCACCTCCACCACCTCCCAATCCACTATTCACACCTGAAATGGTTGAAACTCCTCCAATAACACCAGCACCTCGTGGAGTACTGTTATTGGCTTCATAGTTTCCTCCTGCACCTCCTAAACCGACAGTAACCGCATAGGTTCCTGTAGTTACACTAAACGATCCTGTTTGAACACCTCCTGCTCCTCCTCCACCACCGTGTCGATCTCCACCACCTCCACCTCCTCCAACAAATAGATAGTTTACCCTTCCACTTCCAACTACCACAAAATTACTTGAGCTTGTAAATACATGATAAGTGGTGTAATCGCGTGTTACAACAATAGCTCCTCCAGTTGCAGTTAGTTCAACTTGAGTCGTAGGTGGAAATTGTTTGAATGGATGCGATGGAATAGGTTCTGTTAACGTGATCACAATCGAACCATTTCCACCAACTCCAAACCCAGCACCACCAGCACCTCCACCTCCTTGGGTTGTAGTTCCAGATATTAATCCACCTATAAATCCTGAACCTCCTCCTCCACTAGGTCCAGCACCACCTCCGAAATATCCTCCTCCTCCTCCTGATGTTCCAGTTGCACCTTGTAAAGCACTACCTGATGCTTGGCCACTACTGCCAGCGCCACCACCTGTTTGACTGCCACCACCAGAAAATAACCCATCTGCTCCTGTAAGTCCACCACCTAACCCTGTCGCTGCACCAAAAGGACCAGCACCACCTCCACCACCTGCTATTACCAATGTATTCGCTTGTGTCAGTGTACTTGAACTAAAGATACCTGAATACCCACCTCCACCTCCACCTCCACCACTAGATTGACCTCCACCTCCACCTCCACCGTATCCACCAGCGCTAATGCCAGCACTACCACCACCTCCACCACCTCCCACTACAATCGAATATGTTTGTCCTGGTGTGACAGCAAGTGTTCCAGTTGTAGTTCCTCCTGCTGCTCCTGTTCCACTACCATTTCCTCCTCCTCCACCTCCTCCTCTAAGAGTTACAGTTACAGTCGTTGGAACCGTTACACTTGCTGGTGGAGTCCATGACTGTAGAGAACCTGTAAAATTAAACGTATAAGTGATCGGAGTGAATATAGAAAAATTCCATTTATATGCTAAATAAGCTTCCACTTGTTGACGTTGAAATTCTGAAAGAACTGAATTATAAAAAAGGATTTCATGGAAATATCCTGTTGTAAACCGATTGTCGTTACCTGATCCAAACGTTCCTCCAATACTCGGAAGTGCCCCTGCATCCGTTGAAGGTCGCGTATATGCATTTGTAGCAGAACCGTATACAACGCCATTGGTATAAGCAGTCAAAGCTGAACTAGAAGAGATAAGTGCTGTTTCTAATCTTCCTGTTCCGATGAATGAACCATTTATACTGCGATTTGGACCAGGATCATTGTATTCAAGTGATCGTCCAGCACCAAAGTTTGGTGAACGTGTTTCTCCAGAAGTTCCTCTAGCATTTGCATAAATAGTTTGATATTCACCAGAAGCAATATTCGAAAGGTTAACCACTGCAAAAATACTATAATCTGCTGTATTCTGGAAATTGGATTGAAAGGTTAACTGTGAATACGTGCTAGCATTATACGCTGTAGAACTATTGTTATTAATAAAGACTCCAGGATAACCATTTAGTATAGTACGTGTAACTTGATTACCAGTTGCTCCTCTAGATGGAGTAGCCGTGTTGCCTATAGTACCTTTATTAGTCCAAATTGAAACGTTTGATCCACTTGAAAATGTAAATGTAGATAAATCTGCGGCATCAAACCACAATTGACATCCCGAAATAGATAAAGGTGAAAAACTAGATATACTTCTAGATGCTATAGATGCAGGTGGAAATGAACTGAATGCAAATTCATTAGGTATTCTCCATTTATTTGCTAAATATTGTTCAACTTGTTGACGTTCAGATACTGTCAGTGATCGATTGTAATGAATAATTTCCCCAAAGTAAGTCGAATCATAGTTTGCACTAGAACTACCGTTGATATAAAGTGGTAAATCAGGTGTTGTTCCAGAGTAAGCAGATTCTACCCAACTAGTTGATCGAGGAACTCCATTGACTGTATAATTCGCCATGGTTGTACCCCCAGATGAAAACCCGGTAGACAGGATATTCCATTCACTCGCAGTACCTGTTGTTTTTGGAAAGACTGAGAATCCTTTTCCAGGATCAAACTGTATTTGTGAATATGTAGTAGTAGTTGTACCACTTCCATTACCTAATACATAAAACTGTAAAGAGTATTCTCCAGCCCCTAAATTTGTCCATGGTAATGTCACAGTAAAAAAAGGTGAACCTATAGTTATTGTTACAGTGGTGTTTTTAACTAAAACTCTCAAATCTGAACCTGGATTAATCGAATATGTTGGAAATCCTCCGAAAAAAAGAAAGAGATTAACAGGTGTAGGTCCCGCATTTAGAAGAAACTGTAAATTCGTTGTTCCGTTACCAAGATTAAAGTAACTATACTGTCCAGCAGTAGTTGGAATTACAAGTGAAAATGAAGTTTCACGTGATACATTGATAGGAACTGTATATGTACTTATAACAGATGCTGAAGTTGTTGGTGCAGGTAAAGTAAGTGTTCCTCTTCCAACAGAATCAATACTTGCAGTTGCACCGCCTGATGTTGACCATGATGTAATACTACCAGGATCTTGAAAGCCTCGTGAAGCATTCACATTGACAAAATTCCAGTTTCCAGGAGCAATATAGGTAGTTAAAGAACCTACCGAATTTAACCAAGCACCATTTGCACTTGATGAAACAACAAAGTGAGTAAAACTAGTTCCCCATGAAAAGGACGCATTGGATGCACGCGTTGTACCAAAATTATAGACTGCATTTCCACTCCTGAAGTTTCTTTGAAGAGTCACTGTTCCAGTACTCATTGTAGTAAGATTCTTACCATTCGTGCTTCGATCTAGAATGGTTGTAAGAGCTGTATTATCAGCAGCTGTATCTTGTGTAGCATCTATCCAAAGTGCACAATTTGGAATACTTGTAGGTAAAGTTGGATTATAAGGAACTATTGGTCGATTAATACCCCATTTCCACGAAAGATACCCTTCTATTTGTTGACGTTCTCCGCCATTAAGCTGCCTATCAAAACCAACGATCTCGCCAATATATCCTCTGAACGCTCCAGCAAAAGAACCAGGCGAATAAAGTGTTGGGCTTGTCCTCCATCCAATTTGAAATACCGAGCCAGTGGTAGGGGTCCACGTATATGCAGCAGTTTGTGTAAGTTGAGTTCCGTTTCGTCGAAGTACATAGTTATTGTTTGAAATAGACCAGTTCATCAATAAAAAGGAGGTGGAGGTTTCATCAATCGGAGAGACTGTTTTTGGAGTTCGAGAAAAACCACTTGATCCATTATGCCAACGACGTGAAGTATGTTCACTAAAGGTTAAAGAGTTAAAGTTATCGATAGCAGTTGCAGTTACAGCAAATACGTCTACGTGGGTAGTTAAATCTTTTAATGCCAACACGATATATACATCTACTGGATAGACTCCAGACGAAGCGGGTGCTTGATACACACCTGCTCCTGAAAAGTTAAGAACATTCAATCCATTCTGAAATGCACTCGAAACAGTTGCATTACTAAAGGTTGAAAAGGCTGACATGGTATTCCCAAATCCCGATTTATCACGCCATTGTGTCATATTTCCACTAGATAGCGTAAGTGTGCTTTGATCCGCTGCGTCCAACCATAACACACATCCTTGCATGTTATTAGGTTGAAATGCACGTAGATGAGGTCTCAGATAGACGTATGGGTTTGCATTACTAAAGGTAGGTACAAGTACAGTATTAGCAACACCCCATTTGCTCATCAAATACGAATCTACAGTTGAAATTTCAGTGTTTGTAAGAAATCGACTATATAGGATGATTTCTCCTACTTCAACAGCCGAAGTTTCAGCAGGGCTTGCTCCTGAGTTAATTCGCAATCCAGTCATTCCATTTCCTGATGAGGTTGTATTCGAAGAATGAAGTTGACCATTCCAATTAAACACATAGGAACCTCCTGGAGTACGTGCATGTGAAAAGGTATCCCAAGTTGTGTCAACTGTAGGGCCATTTAATATACCTGGATTTCCATCTACATATAAGACTCTTTCAACGGTTGACCAATATCCATATAAGTGATTGTTTGCAGTTCCTTGTAATACACGCCCTGCACCTGTCGATGTTTTTCTTCCAGACCAAAACAGTGTATATGCAGTTAAAGAAACATCAGGACTTGGAATCCAAGTTTGAGCGGTTGTTAGTAACACTGTATTCAATCCATTACGTCCACCTGCACTTATAGTTCCTGTACAGTTAACCGTATATCCTCCTTGTGGATTTGGCCAAGTACCCACAGTTCCCGATCCAGTTAGTGTAGATGCATTGTTCCAAAGTACACAGTTTGAAATGGATGTAGGACTAAATCCGCTTATGGATAATGGTGCTACATAAGAGAAAGTTGGGATCAATGATTGAATACCCCATTTCCATCCAAGATACCCTTCCACTTGTTGGCGTTGAGAGGTTGTTAATATGCTGTTAGTATATACGATAACCTCTGATATAGTTCCTGTAAAAAAACGACTAGAAAATGAAGAGGATAATGAAACTCGACTTGATCCTGTACGCGTTAGATTGATCGGAGATGATATTAGGTGGTATGAACTATAGGTTGCAGCTGTTGAAGGAACAGACCGTGTACCGTTTACAAAATAGTTACTATTGAAACCTATATCATTACCATCGCCAGAGTTGAGAACACCTGATAAATATCTGATACTATAATCACCTGTATTTGCAGTTCCGGTATCGTCTGCAAACGAAAATAACATATCAAAATCAAACGGATTTACCTGTTTAGCGACGATGAATATAGTTGTTGATTGGGCTATATATGGAATACTTAATCTGGTTATCATAACATTGCCTGTTGAAAAGTTTACAACTTGTCTCGTGTCATCAAGCAGATTTGATGGTCCAGTAGAACCGCTAAGGACGCTTAAATGATTGGAATTTCCTGATTTGTCTCTCCACTGTGATATGATAGACCCACTGCTATTTGTGAATGTACTTAAGTCCGCCCCATCAAACCACAACTGACAATTGCCTATACTCCGTGGATCAAATCCCCAGATGTTTTTGGATGTGGTGATCATTACTGTTCTTAAAACAATACAATATTGGAAAGATTATCCAGCATCACAATGGTTGAATTAGCAGGAGGAACTATGATAGGTGTTGGGACCACCACTGTCGCTCCAAGTGTAGATGTATTGGTAGCTGCAGTTACAAGTGATAGATAAGTTGATGTATTGTTTCGAAGTGTCCAATATGCATTGGAATCTCTAAACCATACAGAACCGTTAAAATCAAGTGTAAGATTCGTAAGTGCAGATGTGGTTATATTGTATAAGGTTCCATAGGTATTCCTTGAAATAGTCAAACTGGTTCCACTAGTCACATTGCTATAGGGAAACCGTATACCAAAAGTAGCAATCACAGGCGCTGAACTATTTCCGCTAATCAATGAACTTCCAACATACGGAAGGACACGTCTGCTTGCGATTCCAAATCCATTAATTGTAAATGGAGAAGATGTTACCTCATTCCAATCAGTTCCATTCGTTGATGTTGCCATTGTAGCATCTCCTTCTCCAACCGCTACCCATAGTGATCCATTCCATGCAACTTCATATCCACGAATTGAAAAAGGACTTGATGTTACTGCAGTCCAGTTAGTTCCATTACTTGAAGTTGCGATTGTATCGGTTCCTTCTCCAACCGCTACCCATAAAGACCCATTCCACGCAACTCCCTTAACATAATCTAAAGATGCAAGTGATCCTATTAAACTCCAAGTAGTTGCATTGGATGAATATACAATTTTATTGGTTCCATCTCCAACCGCTACCCATAAAGACCCATTCCATGCAATTCCGTATCCAGAACCTGTAAAGATAGTTGATCCTTGTCCAGTCCAAGTAATTCCATCCCGTGATGTTGCGATTGTATTGGTTCCCTGTCCAACGGCTACCCATAAGGATCCATTCCATGCGACTCCATATCCAAAAACTGTAAAGATATTTGATCCTAGTCCATTCCAATTAATTCCATTGGATGAGGTTGCGATTGTATTGCTTCCCTCTCCAACTGCTACCCATAACGATCCATTCCAGGCAACTCCGTATCCAGAAGATGTAAAGATATTTGATCCTAGTCCATTCCAAGTAATTCCATCAGGTGAGTTTGCGAGTGTATTGGTTCCCTGTCCAACTGCTACCCATAAGGATCCATTCCATGCGACTCCATATCCATAATCTGTAAAGGTATTTGATCCTAGTCCATTCCAAGTAGTTCCATTAAATGAATATGCAAGTGTATCGGTTCCTTGTCCAACGGCTACCATAAACGCTTCACCTCCACCTACGCCTAATGGACCAGTAGGTCCTGTATGTACCACTACATTCCCTCCAGTATCGTAGTTGGGTCCAGCGTAATAGATCTTCAAATAACCTCGTTGATCATCTTGTTTTGATTCAATTTCACTTGTGATGATAGTTCCAGTATTGTTTTCATTCTTATAGAGCTCAACAACATCACCAACTTCAAATCCATCCCAGTAGAAATCACCTGTAAAAATACCGGATGTATACGAATATGTTAGTTGTTTTCTACGATTAAATACGACAACAACACTAAGACCAACTACGCGTGTCACCATCATTTGAATTGTTCCATTTCCTGTAAGAGATACCCACCCCTGAAACTCAAATTCATATGCACCATTCTGTTGAATTGTAAATGCTGAATTTGAAAAGGTAACATAATATGAATTGGAACTGTAGACATAGTCATAACTGTTAATCAAACTAAGTGTATCATCCGTTGATGCTTGGATTTGATCGACATAGTAGCAGAGAACATAGGTTCCATCTGGAACATTTACAATTTGACCTGTAGGTCCAGTGGCTCCAGTATTTACTGCACTTCCAGAAATTCCCTGAAATCCAGTAGGTCCCTGAACACCTTGAAACCCTTGCCAACCTTGAGGTCCCTGAACACCTTGAGATCCTTGAAATCCAGTGAATCCCTGAACACCTTGAGGTCCCTGAACACCTTGAGATCCTTGAAATCCAGTGAATCCCTGAACACCTTGAGGTCCCTGAACTCCTTGAAATCCAGTGAATCCCTGAACACCTTGAGGTCCCTGAACGCCTTGAAATCCAGTGAATCCCTGAACACCTTGAAATCCTTGATTTCCTTGAGGTCCCTGAACACCTTGAAATCCAGTACGTCCTTGATTTCCTTGAAATCCTTGATTTCCTTGAAATCCTTGAGGTCCAGTAGAACCTGTAAATCCTGGACCATATGCAATTAAATGCACACTACACCAAGTGCCTTGACCAGTCGTTGAAGGGCCTTTTAGAATCTGTCCTCCAGAATTTCCACTGAATGCTGTAAAACTGATATAGTCAGTGGTTCCATTCATGGATACCATTTTAGTTCCACTCATTGATTGACCAACACCGGTAACTGTTGGAATAACATTTTGTAATATCATGATTGCGGAATTTGAATTTTTGATGGCTTGAATGTTGTTTTGATTATTTGATGCTGAACCATACTCCCACCATGCACCCATAGAAACTTCATAATACCCTTCTATATTAGGTCGAATGCGCGATGAACTTGTGAATGCCCCAGTGCCTCCTACTCCTGGATTCACGAACCAACCTTGCGGATCAAAATCACTTGCAAATGGGATAATCCAATTATTAGCATCCTGAAAAACAGTAACATCACCAGCTATTTTGCCTTGAACAACATATTGACTTGAAGCCAAACTTGATGCAGGTCCCATAATACCCTGAAATCCAGTAGGTCCTTGCCATCCCTGATTACCTTGAGATCCCTGAAATCCAGTGAATCCCTGAACACCTTGAAACCCTTGATTTCCTTGCCAACCTTGAGGTCCCTGGAATCCAGTGAATCCCTGAACACCTTGAAACCCTTGATTTCCTTGCCAACCTTGAGGTCCCTGAACACCTTGAGATCCAGTACGTCCTTGATTACCTTGAAACCCTTGATTTCCTTGAAATCCTTGAGGTCCTTGAAATCCAGTGAAACCCTGAACACCTTGAAACCCTTGATTTCCTTGAGATCCTTGATTTCCTTGAGGTCCCTGGAATCCAGTGAAACCCTGAACACCTTGAAACCCTTGATTTCCTTGAGATCCTTGATTTCCTTGAGGTCCCTGGAATCCAGTGAAACCCTGAACACCTTGAAACCCTTGATTTCCTTGATTTCCTTGATTTCCTTGAGGTCCCTGGAATCCAGTGAAACCCTGAACACCTTGAAACCCTTGATTTCCTTGATTTCCTTGATTTCCTTGAGGACCCTGAACTCC